GACCCCAATCCAGCCCGTGGACGCCTCACCCAGGTCCGCATAGAACAGGTCGGCGAAGAGCTGCGGAATTTTGCGACGCTGTGACCAAGAATCACCCACGAACAGGATTTTCAGTTGCGCGGAGTCGCCATTGTTAAGGGACGCCACTTTTTGTTTGGCACGGAAAAGTGAGCGTCCGTCAGTGGCTACCACCGGCGTAGAATCCTCCGGTTTGTTGTCGAAAATGTATTGCAGAAGCGCAGGCGCAACACCGGAGGCATCCAGCAGCCCATTTGTCAGCCAAAGAGGAACATTCCCGTCATCATCCTGAAAGAGAGCTACGCGCTCGCTGGTCTGCTCTTCAAGATTAAAGAGATCGTCAATGACTCCAGCAGCAGGCGACGCACCAATCTCCGTAGCAACACCTCCAGTATCATGCAGGTACAGAATCAGTAGCTCGCCATCTTCGGATGATGGGACGTAGAAATAGTCGCCCTCGCTGGTTGCCGCAAGCCCAGCCGTTGTGTCTTCGTAGATGCCTCCTGCATTCGCAGCGGCATCGGCATAAGTCTGCGCGTCGCTGGCGCTCGTAGCGGCGTTAGTTTCGCTCGTGGCTGCGCTGGACGCGCTCGTAGCTGCGTTACTCTCTGCCGTCTCTGCGCCTGATTGCGCTGCCTCAGCAGCCGCCTGAGCGACTTCGGCCTCATCCTTTGCCGCTTCCGCTCTGTCTGCATCAACACCTGCTTGCGGATAATCATCCTCCAGGCGCTTCAGCGTAGGGCGGGAATTCCCCAAGCGATCCGTCCAACTATCACCTGTGCCGTTGACGGCCTCATCCAAGTTTTCGGCGTTATCAACAAGGTCGCGCGGGTCCTTGGACGGAACCGGATTACCAGTGTCGTAAGACATTCTGAAAGCCTCTTTTCAAACAGCCTGATCAGGCTGGCGGGGTTTGGTCGTCGTAGTCGTACACGCGGTCGTCGTAGTTGGTGGCCGTAACACTGGCCCCCAACATCCCCCGCGGGCGGACGGATGTGATTAATGCTTTAAAGGCCCACCGTTCGGTGGTGCCGAAGTAAACGTGTGGCGGCTCTTGCCGGGCGGTGAGATCCGGCCAGGGCAGCGGGATGTCGGCAATGATGTGGAATTCATCTTCACCTTGGGTGGCTGGCCACGGACCTGCCACGGTGCCATCCGGGTTGCGGTAGGCCACCACGTAGCTGCCGCCGGGCTCGCTCCAATCCATGGGCTCGCTGACAGTGAGCAGCGCACCGCTGCTGCCAGCCGACTCAATGGCCAGCAGGATGCTGCTTTGCCCGTATTGGGGCAGGTCATCGAGGATGGGGACGTAGCTCATGTAGTTGGCGTTGAGGCCATCCAGCTCGGTATCGAAGCTGTACTCCCAGCGCCGGTATTTCATGGCCAGCCGCTGGCGCATGCCGATCTGCCAGGCTTGGGTGCGGTCGGTGACGCCATCCAGTTTGATCTTTTCCACCTTGATACCCGCATCGCCTGGCAGGCGGCATTCCACGGTTTCCTTCGCCCAAGTGGCGCGGTTGGTGAACTCCACGTCCACACCATCAGCATCATCTGGCCGATTGGCCTTGAAGCTGCGCGTGAGCGGGCTGGTCATGTTCTGTGGGGAGAAGCCCTGCCCGCTTTCGAAGGTGGTGCGGGGCTCATCACGCACGGGCAGGATGCGGCCTTGATCCATGGTCAGCTCTGCCATGCCGGCACGCAGCACCATCTTCATGGCATCGCGAACAGTGGTTTCATCAAAGGCGAAGTCGAAGGTATCCCCACGCGCTTTCCAAACCCCATCGAGCCGCTCCAGTTCTTCCATATCAATGTCGGCATCATTGCCTCCGACTGAATGGCGGATGTAGCGAAGGGCCGGCGCGATGTCACGGGTCTCTTCATTGGCGGCGCTCCAGTTGCTGCCATCGAATACCGGCAGCTTGCGTTCCGCAATAACGTTGATCTGGTTTTCGGATTGGCTGGCCAGCTTGTTACTGTTCTTCAACTTCACCGCGATGGTGGTCCAGGGGTAGCTGGTGGGATGCTGAATCTTGGCTCGCAACCCGTACCACTGCACGTCTCGCTTGGCTTTGGCGGTGCTTGGAGAGCCGGTGCGGCGCATTCTGACTTCGGGCCTTATGGCCGTGCCGAGATTCCTGGTAAAGGTGTAGCCGATCTGGTCCAGAACGCCGTTGCGAATGGTGTGATTAACCGATGTCCATGAATCCGTACTGCCCGCCTCTCTATACTGCAGCTGAACAGATTGATTGGTATCGAGCACACGCCCCTTGCCATCCACATAGGTAAGGCCATTAGGGAAGAAAAGATCGTACTCAAGCTTCTCGGCAACCTCCCCCGCAGGACATGCCGTGAATGGCCCTGACCATCCGATTTGTGCCGACGTGCCGGTCACATAAACCACCGCGTCGGTCAGGGTCACATTATCGAATCCCGGCCAGCTGCTATCCGCATTACCCTCATCATCTAACCTGGTTAGCTCAATAGCGCTGGTGGTGGCGCCATCCACCAGGTAAATCATGTCGCGATACCCAATAGCCATCCGGGCCGCATTGGGCGTGAAACCGGTAACTGGGTCTCCGGAATCGTAAGATAGGGTCATTTCGGCTTCAGCCGCCACAGTGGTTTGTGAGCCAGAAACGCCCACAGGGGATGCGCCCAGCACATCGGTGTAATCACCGCTCAGGGTGATCGCGGCACCGGAGTAATTCGGCCCCTGCTCCACCAGCTGAACTTTGCCCGTGCCGTCATCCTGCGCCTGGATAGACGCATCCAGCTGGCTGTTCAATTCCGTGATCAGGCCTGACAAGTCCGTTACATCGGTGTTCAGCGTGATGGACTGACTGTTTCCATCCAGCGTGACACTGAAGGTGGCAGATGTGACATCAAAGTCATAACGCGCCGGAGCAGCGTTACCGGTGAGCGTTGAGGCAGAACCAGCCGCGTCCGGCACCGAGGCCGTAAACGTCTCCACCATGTAAAGACCCGCATTGTCGCCATCAATCTCGATGAGCATCCCGGCAAATGCACCAAGCTGATCCAGGGGGCCGCGGATAATGTCCCGAGTGCCTCCGGTCTCAATCTCATAATCGAGATACTGCTCTACACGCACAGTCAGCGTGTTATTCCAGCCGGCAGGAAAGCTGCCCGCCCCTCCAGGGATCGTGATGGTGTCGCCGTTAAATGTGAAGGCGGTGGCACTTGGGTAGTTCGATACACCAGTGACATCACCAAGAGAAATACCGGCGCCGCCCGTTGATGTAGATCCCACCTCGCCGCAGTTGTGCCACCACTCCGCCGCGCTTTCGGATGACAGATCCGCATTAGGCGGATAAACCTCATACTCAGCATCTACCCCCAACGCAGTAATAGGGGTGTCTCCCACCTTCACGCCGCTGATCGGGACGTTGTATTCACCTTGCCCAATGCACAACAGCATCTGGATGCGCTGGGTACGGGTGCTGGTAAACCAGCGATGGGGAGGCACCAGGTAATCCGGGTACCGGCGATAGCTGCCCAGCACTTCCGGTACCGCCTGGCCCAGCCGGGCTATGTTGGCTCGGGCATCCGCAGGACTAAAGGTGCGGCCAGCGCTTGGCTGCTTGGGGATGTCCGGCGTCAGCGCATTGACGATGGGGCGGAAGGTTTCACGAAGCGAAAGCCCCGCCACAAGCAGCTCCACCCCTGCCGGCTGAACCCTGACGGCAACATCATCTGCAGACGTGATCAGAGTCTTGGCCCACTTGCTGGGAGCCAATAGCTCACCATTCACACTGATGCTGACAGGCTGGTGGTCACCCGGCTTGTAAGCAGCAGTCTGCCCTGCCATCCACTGGCCAACAGTGATGCCATCAGCTTCGTGCTCCTCGATGGGTTCACACGGGCCAATGCTGGGATAGACCTTAATCATCGTAATAGGTGACCTTCAGAAAACGGGCTTCAAAATCACGGATGCGGGAAAGCACCGGGCCGGTACCGGAATCGGTTTCCAGCACCCACTTGCGCCCGTCGACTTCCACCACAATGCCAACATGGATGCAGAGCCTGCCGCGCCACCCCATCGCCATGGCGCCCGGCATTGGATCTGCAGGCTTCAGATGCTTTTGGATGGTGGCGTTGACGGCTTCAGTCATCTCCCGTGCCATCTGCCCACCAATCTCGCCATAGCTGGCCAGCAGAGGCTTACTGAACATGACGGCACGAGCCTCACGAACGAGACCCCAGCAGTCATAGGCGTCCGGCCCACGACCGTAACGGCGGTAGGTGCTGTTCAAGTAATGCTGGATCACAGGTAGGCGATGCCGGGGGCATTCAGTTGGGTGTAGCGTTCACGGGGCCAGGCCGTATTCAGGATGTCGTAATAGCTGGCTTCAAGCTGGACCTCCACCCCTTCGAAGCTGCCGGCCACCAGGGTGAAGCTTTGCGGTAGGCTGGTCGGGGCGGTCAGGTCGCTGCTGTCGAATTCCCGATAGATGATCTCCGTGGGCGTGGCTGCTTCAAGCGCGGCTACCACTGCCGCCTGGGCATCGCCATTGGCGTTCCACAGACCAAATTTCAGCGCCTGCTTGCCGGTGTCGTTCTTCTCGGGGAGATCGATCACCAGGTTGCCTGCTGTGAAAGTGACTGTGCTGTCATCTTCCAGCGTGGCCTCAATATCTTCGAAGCCGTTGCACACCCGGATGGGCGTTTCGCCTGGCACCAGAATCTCCAATGTCGGGATCAGCACCACACCCGTAGGCGCACTGGCATAAATCACATCAAGTGCGGTTGGCATATCAGGGCTCCGGCCATTCCTGGTTCAGGGCGATGTCGATCAGAGACATACCCAGCACCAAATCGGGGAACAGGCCCCAGCCAACGGGGATCAGTGGCCGCTCGATGATTTCCAGCTTGGCGCTGATACGCCACTCAAAGGCACCCACCGGTACCGGCCCGGAATACATTTCCGTAAAGCGGCATTCATACGGGCTGACGCCGGGGCTGTCCCGGCCATCCAGTGGGGAACGCAGTTCGCAATTGAACCAATCCGCCCCATCGTTAATGGCATCCCGAAACCAGCCTTCAAATAGCGCCGCCTCTTCAGGCGACATGATCCAGGACACATCCACCATGGTGGGCACGTTCGTAAAGGTGCGTCGCTGCTTGGCGCGCCCCGCCACCATTGGTGTTCTGGCAAATGTCTGGACAGGCTGTAGTCCATAACCTTCACGCTGGCCGCAGGGCAGCTGCGACGGGAAATCAATATCGGTCGCCATCAGCTACCCACCCTGCGCACGTTGCTTCTGGATTGCAGGGCACGGAATACCGGCCCGTCGTCGTTAATGTCTGCGACCATCACGTCAATGACCTCTCTTCCGTCCATCTGGCGGCGCTGAACGGTTGTGCCGGCAGGCGCATTGTTGACGTTCACTGTCACATCGCCACCCACCTTCTGGCCTTTGCTGTGGTCCACTACGGTCTCATTGGGGTGCAGGATTGCCGGGAAGCCGCCCATACCATCAACGCCGCCAGCGCGGATGCCGTTACCGGTGTAGCCGCCGCCGTTGAAGGAGCCCTGGAAAACCTGAGCACCCGCAATACCTACAGAGGCATAGCCGAGCCCCCTGATAGTGCTGGCAAGCGCA